TTCTTATTTAAGTTGATGAGTGAAAACTATCTCTTCTCATCCGCAAACTTATGGTTTGTGTTCAATTCTCGTGAAATTGCTGTACAGCTACACACTTCGTGTGGGCTCTTTATGATCTTGCTCTAGTCGGTTTTACGTAAAATTCGTAGGTTCCTGTCTCTGTTCTGTTCCTAGTAAAAGTACTATGACTTTCAACCTCTATTTCGTATTCTTGAGTTATCTTTAGAAACTCCGACTCTTTCATCTCTGCAAATCCTTTGACTAGTCTGATGCAAAGCTCTGCTTCTGCATAAGGGACGCTCTCATAGGAATTACCCTGCAGTAGACACATAAGAGCAGCACACTTACCTTCTCCTACTCTGGCAAGAAGTACTAAGTAATCTTTGATCCCCTGTTGAAAAATTTCAAAATCAGCATATTCTCGGGCTTTGTAAGCTACTATCTGAAGTAATTTCCTGTATACGTTTAAGCCTACTGTCCCCTCCGAGAAAACTAGACCACAAAATTCAGCAGTGTCTTCCACCGTGGCTGTCCATCCTATGTTGCTGAAAGTTCTACATTCCGCCAAACGTTTTTCATTAACTGCACACCCTGCTTGCATTTTGAAAAAATCGTCGCCTGCAGTTTCCCAAATGCAAGGGCCTACTCCTTCTACTATGTAGTTCCCGCAAACTTCTGAGTTAATCTCGTTGTCGTCAAGCGTTCGAAGTATTCCTGAACTAATTTCATAGGCAGTGGTGCACTGCAAGTTAAGATCTTTAACTTTTAAATGATGTGTGAAACGCAGATAAGAACAAGCTGCGTCGTTGGTCAGTCCCAATCTTAACAAATAGGACTCTCGCATGTACATTGTGGATTCAGTGTTCCCGGCATCAGCATTCGACTGATCTACAATTACTGGTCTACCCCCTGCTCTGTATGATGCAGAAGTTGCAATTCCAAGTTCTTCAATGTGCTTTTCCATTGATACTCCACTAGTCGTGACTTGATGATACATTCCATCCGTCTTGTGGCTTCTTTTCCGCACAAGTTGCTGCAAACGAGACACAAGCATGAAATGCTGGCTGATGAAAAGTGATGTCGAGCTCACTCCTTGTGCGACTGAGTTGGGACTGTAACCTTTGGTGACATTTGCTACTTTCATACACTGTTTCAG